GTGCCCCCATATTAGTTACGCCTTGTGGCAGTCTGGCAAACTCATCTGGTGCTATTTGATTACGGCCTCGACCAGTCATCTCACCTAAAGCATTAAACAAAGCTGGACCTAGATTGGCCACTGCTATTGCCGCTTTATTAGTAGAATCAGCAAGAGCTTTAGCGCCTAGTGCTGCGTCTAATTCAGCATTATATTTCTTAGCCAATGCTTCATTATTGTTTGCTATTGCGGTCAGGGCGTTTACTCTTAGTTTATCTTCTGCGCTTATGTTAAAGTTTAAGGCTGCTGCCAAACCAATACGTTCTAAATCAAACTTGTCTTTAAGTTTGTCTATCTCGGTGCGTGCCTTATTTGATGCGGTAATAATATTATATTCATCTTTTTTAGCTGTGGTTAATTTCTTTTGCAGTAACAAGTCTGCTCTAGGATTGCCTGCGCCATATTGAAAATTACCTTTAGCAAAATCTTTTTTGCGTAAACGTGCGCCACCCATTTCAAAGGTTGCATTAGGGTTTAATAATTGCAAGAAATCTATAACATTGCCAAATGCGTTGCCTATAGTTTCGGCTGATTTAACCATCTTTGTAGTAAAGGTATCTATGCTTGTATCACCGCTTAATGCTTTAAGCGCATCTAATAAACCTTTGCCTATTGCCTCTTTTGATTCATCTACAGCTACAGTTAATTTAGCCACATCGCCTGCGTAACCCTCTACGGCTGCGGCAGCTTGTCCTGCAAAGTTAGCGTTAAGTGTGCGTTGTATATCTAAGAATGATGCTGACTTTAATTGTGCCTTGCTAAGTCCTACGCCTAATCTACCTAGCGCAACACTGTCGCCCATATATGCTTTAGATAGGCTAGTAGTTACTGTGTTTAAGTCTTTGCCAGTACCCGCTGATACGTTTAAGGCTGTTTCAAATAAACTTTGTGCCTTAGACACATCTTTAGTAGCAATCAACAAACGCTGAAATCCTGGAATTAAGTTTTCATCTATAATGCCAAACTGCAGTGATAAGCCTTGTAAATATTTGTCTATGCCTGGCTGTTCAAACTCTAAGCCTAGGTTTTTAACTGTGGTACGTAATTTTGCTGCAGCCTTTTCGGATTCTACAAATGCGTTTACTGCATTCTTAGCAAAGGCTACAAAAGCTACGCCAGCAAAAACTTTAGTAAATGTCTTGCCTAATTTTTGTGTGGTTTTTTCAAAGTCAGTTAATTGTTTTTTACCCTTTGTAAGTGCCTTGCCATTAAAAGTGGCAATAGCCGAGACGACTACGTTGGCCATTATGCAACCTTCTTAATCTCTGTAGATTTATTAAACTGTATAGCTGTAGCATTTATAGCTTGAAGTATTGCATCGTAAACTTTAGAACTATCTTGCGCCCAAGCCTTAAATATAAGTCTGCCTTTAGTTTTCTTGCCACCGCCACGTATGCCTTTAATCTTAGGCTGTGATGTTAGGGATGGCATTGATGTTACAAATTGGTAGCCTGCAAACGGATTGTTAGATGCATACTCACGAGTAGATTTATTGTATGTATATTCTCTTGCTCTGCTTTTGCCTTCAAATCCTTGTACTGGTCCAAAGGTGGTGTTAGGTCGGCTTGGATCAATTTGCTGGAATGGCGCACGGCCTTGCGGATTGTTGCGACCAGCAGTTTCATATATGCGACCAGCTGCGCTTACGTTATACACATAATTGCTTACCTTGAAGCCATTTTTTTGTGTGCGATTTTCGCCTGCGTTATAGCCAATACCAGCCTTGACTGTATTTGCATCGTATTTAGGAAAAGGTCTGTAGTTTATTGTAGGGTTACTAGCTTTAGACCAACCAGACAACACGCTGCCGTTATCTGGTACAAACCCTTTAGCTTTAGCTGCTACGCCACGCATTAAAGGATCAATAGCAACCCTGATGCGCTGACGCATATCTTCATCAATAAAACTTAGGCCAGCAAGAACATCTTTAACGCCTACGACCTCTACTGGCATTTTTGATCTCCTTGGCTCTGTCTGTCAATACCTGAATTATTGCTAGATACATTTCGGTATCCATATCAATAAACTCTCTAGGCGGTATTCCAGTTTCTACTGCTAATTGAGCAATAGTGTAAGCAATAGAATTCCGCTCAGTTATTTTTTTTCTTCGTCTAATACCTCAACAGTATCTAGAGTGTCTATAAACTCTGATCCCCATAAAGGTATTTGTGCGCCAGCCCTGCGTAAGCATTCATAAGCCAGCCAGAATATCTCTGTTTGACGCTCATGCTCACGCAAGACCTTGCTAATTCCTGATCCGTACTTTAATTCAAAAGCGTACTCAACACCTGGTGTGATCTTGTGCTCTGATACTTCACCATTAGCCCTTGTTATCTTTAGCTTTGCCATTGTTACTCCTTAGTTAAAATGCCACCGATGGGGACACTGTTACTGCGGAGTTTACTGTAAAGGACAGACTTGATGTTGCAACCTCAGCCACGCCACCTTGACCGATTGGGGTCAGGTTATTTACCAAGATTGAGAATTGGTAAGTTGGGTTTGTAGCTGATACGGCAGTGCCTTTAACAGTGATTACTGATACTGCTAGGGTCTTGCCAAATGCTGCGCTAAGTGTCTCATTTACTGAAGCAGCTGCCCAGTCATTGATAAAATCTACGCTGAATGTTGCTGATTGTAGACCTGCAACAAACTTATGGGATGTATCGCCCATCGCTGTTACTTCTAACTCATCTACGATCTGGTTAATTACAGCGTTAGTTACGTAAGCGCTGATGTCGATGGAAGGTGTAGTTGGTGCCGCATTGGTAGCCAACTTAACACCTACGTTATTATTTAAATAGATTGCCATTGTTATTCCTCGTCTTTCTTAGTTTGTGCAGTTGGTTTTGGTGCGTTTGCTAATTGGCCTGTCTTCTTCAAGAAGGCTAAGTCTTCTTCGTGTGTGCTCATTTTAACTCCAGCTCGTTAGGATTGATACAGTTATTTCTGATGTTAATAAATCTCCACTAGCTGCATTAGTTATAGCTGGAGCGGAGACACTTGATATGTTGTAAACTAGGGTCGATGCCGCTAGTTTAGTTACTACTGCCACAATAAAATTTTCCATGCCTAGCAAGTTGCCTTGATTATCAAATGCAGGTGTGGTTATTAAAATCTTAAAATTAGCCAGGGGTGATATGCCTGTCTGGCTGTTATTGTTTGGCACAATATAAGGATCGCTAGGCGTTACTACTACGCTATTAGCAAGTAATGTTGCTGGCGGGAATGCAAAGGTAGACCATACTCCAGCGTTTGCTAAAGCAGTTGCTACTGTGCCACGTAAGGTACTTATTGCGGCCATTAGCCGACCAGTGAGTTAGGATTTGAATACGGCTGGATGAGGCCTCTGATTCTATTTATAAGTTGGTACCCCATCCTATAAGGACTTGCAGATACCCCATCCATACCTACCCCACCAGTCTGGCTGACTTGACGTGCTTGCCAGATATCTACAGCTACGATCATCGCAGCCTCTCTTATGGCAGGGGTCGCAGTGTAAGCCTGTGCTTTATGCTCTGGGCCAAGGGCTCGGCCGTATGGTTTAATAAAGTGAAAGTTGTCATCCGCAGCTGTCTTTGCGTATTGTATAAAGCTGTAGCCGTTAGGGTATGAACTTAATGCGTATGTACTCCAAAACATTGTGCCGATTGAAGCGGGCACTGTAGTACCTGGGAATGATCCTGTTAATGTGTATGTGCCGTTATACGTTGCACCACAATGAGACACTGTTATTGATTGACCTGTAGTAAATATGCCAGGATTTGATAATACTAAAGTTGCTACGTTATTGCTGATAGATGAAGCCACTACTGGGGCATCGTTATGCCATAAATAACCTTGTATTAAATCTTCTGCCGATTGGCAGCACTCTTCCACTGTAGCGTCACTGTATAAAGTGCCAATACCTAAATTACTGCGTAACTCTGCCATTGTTACCATTGCAGCGGCCATAGTGTCCTTTCTAAAAAAGCTCCCCTGGGGCTAGGGCTACTAAACCCCAGAGGATTACTAAATTAACTAACTTATTACGTTAGGTTAAAGCGGCGAACGCCACCAGCGACCAATACACCAACAGCCATGTAGCCATATAGTGCTGTCTCAATCTCGCCGGTTGCT